CAGGACCGTGTCCGCCGTGTGCGGCGGCAAGGGCGGCGGAAAGCCGGACAGCGCCATGGGCGGCGGCACCGATCTGCTGAAGGTGGACGACGCGCTGGCGGCCGTGGACGATTTTGTGGCGGAAAAGTTGAAATAATGCGCTGTATTATGAAAAAATAAGTCCCAATTCGACTTTGTGTTCCAAACGGCTCCAAAGCCTTGCATCTTCAAGGGCTCAAGAGCGCGCAGGAACACAAAAGGGAATTGGGAGAAAAAAAACAACAAAAACATATGTGAAAGGAGATGCGACCATGAAGAACGATTGCCTGTTCTGCGCCATTATTGACGGAGAGATCCCCAGCAAAAAGGTGTATGAGGACGAACAATGCTATGCCTTTTATGATATCGAGCCGCAGGCGCCGGTACACTTTTTGGTGGTGCCCAAGGCACATATCTGCTGCGCCAATGCCATCACGGCGGACAACAGCGGTGTGGTGGCCCATTGCTTCGAGGTCATCGCCAAGATCTGCAGGGAGTTGGGCGTGGAGAGCTACCGAATCGTCAACAACTGCGGCGATCAGGCGGGACAGACCGTGAAGCACCTGCACTTCCATGTGCTGGCGGGGCGGGATATGACCTGGCCTCCAGGCTAAACGCGCATAAGAAAAGGGTCGGCGGGAGCCGGCCCTTTTTTTCTGTGCGGCGGTGCGGGGCGGGACGGGGGCGTTTTACGCCGCTGCGCGGCTACACCTTATCCGCCCCCTGTGGGGGCACCTGTCTCCCTGCGGGTCGGTCGGTTCGCGGATCTGACAGGCCACCGGCCTGTCATTCAACACCGCGAACCCAAGGGGGAAGGCTTAGGGGGGCGTGCCCTCAAGGGGAAGGCTGGGGGAAAATTTTGGGGGTGTTGCCCGTTTGCGGGCAACTTTTTTGCTTTCCGGGGGATGGAGTATAGACGATCTTGATAAGGGGGTACGGATATGAAGTACAGAAAGAACGGAACGGACGCGGTGTGCGGACAGTGCGACCTGTGCGGCGGGGAGCTGCGGCGGGGAGAGCGATACTACCGAATCAGCGGTGAGAACGTGTGCAGGGGCTGCCTGGCGGATTTCGCGGCGCAGATACTGGCGGCGTATGAGGTGGTCGGAGGTGAGGCGGATGCATAAGACGGCGGCACCCTGGGAGGAACTGCGGGAGAAGTACGAGGCAGGCGGATATACCTATATGCAGCTGGCGAAGGAATACGGCGTTTCGGTGCAGACCGTGGGACGGCACGCGCGGAAGGAGAACTGGGTCAGCGGGTGCCGGAACGAGAGACGGCGCAGGGCGGAGAGCAGGAATTGCCTGCTGCAGATGACGTGGGCGCTGATGCGGGGCGCGAAGCGGGCGGCCGAAGAGGCGGAAAAAGGTGAGGCGTGCACCAAGGAGCTGAAGGAGCTGGCGGGGATATTGCAGACGCTGGCGGGGCTGGAGAAGGAGCTGGGCGGCGGGACCGCGGCGCAGACGGTGCAGGTGCTGATGGGAGAGGGGGTACGGGAGCTGAGCGAGTAAGCGCGGAGAGAGAAGAGAGACAAGGGGGAGAGAACATGGAGGATATATACATCGGGACGCCGAACGCAAAGCAGGACGAATTTCTGCGGTGCAAAAAGAAGTACGTCGCTTTCGGCGGGGCACGGGGCGGCGGGAAGAGCTGGGCGGTGCGGTGCAAGGCCAAGCTGCTGGCGCAGCGGTATCCGGGGATACGGATGCTGCTGGTGCGGCGGACCATGCCGGAGATCGAGGCAAACCATTTGGAGACGCTGCGGCTGGAGCTGGCGGGTACGGCCGTATACCGGGCGGAGGAGAGACGGTTCGTGTTCGGGAACGGGAGCGTATTGCAGTTCGGGTACTGCGCCTGCGACCGGGACGCGGATCGCTATCAGGGCGCGGAGTACGACGTGATCTTCTTCGACGAGGCCACGCAGCTGAAGGAGCAGTGGATGCGGAAGCTGGCGGCGTGCGTGCGCGGCGTGAACGGATTTCCCAAGCGCATTTACTACACGTGCAACCCGGGCGGGCCGGGGCATGGGTATATCAAGCGGCTGTTTATCGACCGGCGGTATGAGCCGGGGGAGAATGGGGGCGAGTACGCGTTCATACCGGCGCGGGTGATGGACAACGGGGCGCTGCTGGCGCGGCAGCCGGAGTATATACGGCAGCTGGAGGCGCTGCCGCCGAAGCTGCGGGCGGCGTGGCTGGAGGGGCGGTGGGACGTGCTGGCGGGACAGGTGTTCCAGGAGTTCACGGACGACCCGGCGCACTACGCGGACCGGCGGTGGACGCACGTGATCCGGCCCTTTAACATCCCGCGGGAGTGGAACGTGTACAGAAGCTACGACTTCGGGTACGCCAAGCCATTTTCCTGCGGCTGGTGGGCGGTGGACTTCGACGGGTGCGTGTACCGGATATTGGAGCTGTACGGCTGCACGGGAACGCCGGACGAGGGCGTGCTGTGGACGCCGGAGCGGCAGTTTGCGGAGATACGGCGGATGGAGGACGAGCACCCATATCTGCGGGGACGGACCATACGGGGGGTGGCGGACCCGGCCATCTGGGACGCCAGCCGGGGCGAGAGCATTTATGAGACGGCGCTGAAGCACCGGCTGTTTTTTGAAAAGGGGGACAACCGGCGGATACCGGGGTGGATGCAGCTGCACTACCGGATGAGCTTTGACGGGGAGGGGTACCCCATGCTGTATGTGTTTGAAAACTGCCGGGCGTTCATACGGACGGTACCGGGGCTGTCGTACAGCACCACGGCACCGGAGGATGTGGACACGGGACAGGAGGACCACGCGGCGGATGAGAGCCGGTATTTCTGCATGATGCGGCCCATCGCGCCCCGGGAGAGGACGGAGATACGGCGGGAGCCGTGAGAAACCGGGGGAGGGGCGCGGCCCTCCCCTGGTCCAAATTCCGCAGATGACGAAAATGCGGAATTTTACACAAAAGGGCTGGACAAACGATGTGGCTGTGCTATAATTTGACTATCCGCAGGAGTACTCCTGCTTTGGCGTTTTAACAAGCTTAAAACGAAGCGGGCTGCGGAAATATTAAAACCATTGGGAAGTGTTAACAATGAAAAAGGTATTGGCAACCGTGCTGGCGCTGGTCATGGCGCTGGGACTCACCGCCACCGTCTGGGCAGAGGGTGAAGGTGAGGGCGGCACAACACCGTCGGCATCGACAACTGTAGTTGCAAAAATTGGCGAACAAGGATATGCCACGCTGCAGGCTGCGGTAGGAGCCGCAACAGCTGGGCAGACTATCGTACTTGTGGCGGATACTGCCGAAGATATTACTGTAGCAAGTGGTAAAGATATTACCATTGACTTGAATGGTAAGACGGTGAAAAACGTGACATCCGACACGATTACAGTGGCACTGGGCGCGAAGCTGACCATTATCGGCACCGGCACTGTGGATAATGTCACGCACGGTAAGGCGGCCCTTATAAATAATGGAACGGCCACGCTGGATGGTGGTACATATATGCGCAGTCAGGAAGATGACGGGAATAGCAAGGATAGTCCGGGCAAAAACAGCTACTATACGATCGTAAATGCCAGCGGTGCAGCTATGATGATCAATGCTGGCGTCAGTGTGACAAATAAAGGAAACTTCTCCAGTATGATTCGCAACGGTGGTACGGGAGCTGCTATTGCGACCATGACAATCAACGGCGGTACTTTTAACGGTGGTATCAATTCGGTAAAGAATGATTCGACCGGTGTGCTGACCATCAATGATGGCAATTTCTCCAATACATCCCAGTACGTCATCATGAACTGGCATCAGGCAACGATCAACAATGGCACCTTCCAAGCCAACGGAACTGCCGAAGCCGTCTTGTTTACTTCAAAGTATGAGGGTGCGACAGCCGATGGGGAGCTGACCGTCAATAATGGCACGTTTATACGGACGAGCGATGCGCAGAAAATGATTCGGGACTATTATGATGAGGATAACAAGGGAACTGCAGCCATCTCCGGCGGCACCTTTAAGGATGCTGCGGGCAAGGCAGTTGACGTGTCTGCGTATCTGGTAGCGGGCAAGCAGCAGAACAGCGATGGTTCCGTTGGCAACAAGTCCTATTACTACTACCCCTCCACCAGCGATACCACCACGTCTACCACCACCAAGGGTTCTCCCAAGACCTTTGACGCGGGCGTGGGTATCTACGCGGTGACAGCGGTGCTGTCCGTGACCGGTATGGCGTGGGCCGGCAAAAAGCGGCACTAAGGAAATGAAAAAAAGAAAGCCCGTAAGGGCTTTCTTTTTTTGCGCTTTTTTTTGTGGGAAGGCTGGGACAAAAAATTTGGGGGCGTTGCACGTTTGCGGGCAACTTTCGGGCTGGGCGGGGGCAGGGACAGAACATGAAAGGGAGGTGCTCGGATGGAGCAGGAGACAAGGACCGCGCGGGACGCCGGTGCTCCGGTGAAGATCGGGGCGGAGGCGGTACGGGCCGCGGCGGAGGTGCTGCAGCGCTATCGCGCGGGCAAGCAAAATCTGGACAGGCGCATCATCGACAACGAGCAGTTCTGGAAGCTGCGGCACTGGGAGCAGATGGAGAAGGCGGGCGAGGGCGGCAATCCGGAGGACGTGCGGCCGGCCAGCGGCTGGCTGGTGAACTGCATCCTCAGCAAGCACGCGGACGCCATGGACTGCTATCCGGAGCCGACGGTGCTGCCCCGGGAGCCGGGAGACCGGCAGGAGGCAGAGACGCTGAGCCGTATCCTGCCGGTGCTGCTGAAAAACGACCGGTTCAGGCGGACGTATTCCAAGGCGTGGTGGGACAAGCTGAAGTCCGGGTGCGCCGTGTACGGCGTGTTCTGGGACAACGAAAAGCTGCACGGGCTGGGCGACGTGAGCATCCGCAGCATGGACGTGCTGAACCTGTTTTGGGAGCCGGGGGTCACGGACATACAGGAGTCGGAGCACTTTTTCTGCACGGAGCTGGTGCCCAACAACCATCTGGTGCGGAGGTGGCCGGAGCTGGAGGGGAAGCTGGGGCGCGGCGGCGCGCAGGTGAGCCGGTATCTGTTCGACGACAAGGTGGACACGTCGGAGCAGTCGCTGGTGGTGGACTGGTACTACCACACGGAGCGTGAGGGACGGCAGGTGCTGCAGTACTGCAAGTTCGTTGGGGAGAATGTGCTGTATGCCACGGAGAACGACCCGGAGATGGCGGCGCGGGGCTGGTACGACCACGGGAAGTACCCGTTCGTGTTCGATACGCTGTTTCCCGAGGAGGGGACGCCCTGCGGGTATGGGTATGTGGATCTGTGCAAGTCGGCGCAGAAGCAGATCGACCTGATGAACCAGGCTATTCTGAAAAACACGCTGGCGGCGGCGACGCCGCGGTTTTTCATCCGGGCGGACGGCGCGGTGAACGAGAACGAGTATGCCGACTGGACGAGGCCCTTCGTGCACACCAACGGAAACCTGGGCGCGGACTCCATCGCGCCGATCCGGGTGCCGGCGCTGGACAGCGTGTATGTGGCGGTCTTGCAGAACAAGATCGCGGAGATGAAGGAGACGGCGGGCAACCGGGACGTGATGAGCGGCGGCACCGCCGGCGGCGTGACGGCGGCCACGGCTATTGCGGCTTTGCAGGAGGCGGGCGGCAAGCTGTCGCGAAACATGATCGACGACGGGTATGAAGCGTTTTCACAGGTGGTGACGCTGTGCATCGAGCTGATCCGGCAGTTTTACGACGTGCCGCGGCAGTTCCGGCTGCTGGGCCGGGACGGCGGGGCGTTCGTCGCCTACGGCAACGGGGGCCTGCGGCCCAGGGCGCTGCTGACCGGGGGCTATCGCGTGCCGGAGTTTGATCTGGAGGTGATGGCACAGGATGAGACGCCGTACCAGACCATGGAGTACAACCAGTTGGCCCTGCAGCTGTTTCAGATGGGGTTCTTCCGCAGCGATATGGCGGAGCAGGCGCTGCGGTGCCTGGAGCTGATGCAGTTCCGCAGCAAGGACACGCTGGCGGAGGTCATCCGGCAGGGACAGAAGGAGACGGACCAGAAGGCGTGGCTGACGGAGGCGCTGCGGCGGGCGGTGACGCTGCTGGACAAGAGCCAGGGGACCCATCTGGCGGAGGCGCTGGAGCGGGAACTGGAGAAGCGGGAGAGCAGCGGCGGAAAGGCGGCGGTGCGCCGGAGCAGCGACGCGGTGACGCGGCAGCGGCAG